GCGAACGACGACGCACCCGGTTGCGGTTGGTGTTGCGCTGGCCGGCGATCGGGCGGATCGCGCTGATGCGCGGGACCTCCCGGATGATCTCCGACTCGAGGTCCTCGGGGACGAGGATCTCGCCGGCGGCGTTCTCGACGAGGGCGCGCTGCTCGGGGGCGAGCACGCCGCCGCGGACGAAGCGCCGGAACGCCGCGCGACGATCCTGCGAGCGCTGGTCGTCGCCGCCGCCGGGGGCGTTGCCGTTGCCGTGGATGGGCTCGCCGAGCTGGGCGTTACGCCGCTCCTCGGCTTCCTGGCGCTCGATGCGCTCCGAGAAGTCCCGGAACTCGTTCTCGCCGCGGTCGTACGCCGTGCGCTCTTCGGCGCTGAGGTTGCGGTTCTCGCCCTCGGCGCGTTCGGTGATCGCTCGCATCGCCTCGACGGTGCGAGCACGCTCCTGACGGAGCTGAACAGAGGTGGGCATAGCCACTCTCCCTTCCTGTGTTGGGGTGTGTCCCGCACCGTTCGGACGGGCACTCGGTTCAGAGCTGCTCGAGCAGCTCCAGTTCGTGGAGGCGGTGCCGCGCGCGCTCGGCCGGGTAGCCGGCCTCGCGGGCGAGGTGCCGCTTCGCGAGATCGCGCAGCTCGGCCGACGTCTGCGTGTACGCCGGATAGGTGACGACGGAGACGTCGCCGCCGTCGAAATCGAACTCGCGGACCTCGTGGATCGAGCCGGACCACCCGTCGGAGGTGATCCAGAAGCCGAACGACATCTGCGTGATGTCCTCGCGCTCGAGCGACACGGCGAGGTCTCGGGCGTACGAGACGTCGGCCATGTCGGACTCGACGAGCACGCCGTCGGAGTCCTCGGTGAGCGTTACCGTCCCGGCGCGGGTGCGGCCGAGCAGCAGGTTCGGGTCGTGGTTGATCAGGAAGCGGACGTCGGGGTTGGCCGCGAGGGTGCGCGTGGCCGCGCCCGGGCGGATCAGCTCCTGCCAGCCGCCGAGGTCCTCGGAGAGCTGGTCGTAGACGACCGCCCGGCCGGTGAAGTGCAGCCGGCGGTCGTCGTCGCTGGCGGCCCGGATCTGGATGTCCGTCAGCGGGAAGGCGCGGCGTTCGAAGATGCGCATGGGATCAGCTCCTAGTAGTCGAAGTCCATGCCGCAGGTGCACCCTGCGGCGTCGTCGGCGCCGGCCGCGAGGTCGCCCGGCCACATGGCACCGTTCGAGAACGGCTCGTCGATCGGGACCGTCTCGCCCTGCATGTCCGCGTGCCGGTCGTGATCCGACCGCCACCGTTTCGCCGATGCGCCGGTCTGCGACGCGCCCTCGAAACGGCCGAAGGATCCCGCCCGGTTGATGATCCGCGCCGCCCACACCGACACGCTCTCGAGCACCACGTCGAACGCTCGCGCGGCCGAGACGTCGGACTCGAGGAGGCGGAAGACGGAGGAGTTGAACGCGGCGGCTTCCGAGCCGGCGACCGAAGCCGCCCAGTTCGTCGTCCGCTCGGAGATGAACACGTCGCCGCGGGTCTCGGCCTGTCGCGCGCCGAACTCGGACACGACGCCACCGATCGCGGGGGCGAGGGTCTCGGCGAGCAGCTCGTCCCAGACGGTGCGCTCGTCGGCGTCCGGCGCGGCGGCGATCTGGTCGCGCTGGTCGCGGACGTAGTCGCTGAAAATCAGCTCGAGGCGAGTGACCCATGCGGGCGCGTCGTCCGTGGCCGCCCGGCGCGCAGCGGGCAGCGCCCGGAACGCGGTCGGGTGAAGCTGCGCGATGTGCACCGGCGACATGCCGTCGCGCTGGATCGGCAGGGACCCCGCGGGCACCATGTTCGTCGGCTCGAGGTAGGTGTCGCCGTTCTCGATGGGCGGTTCGTCCTCGAGCGCGCGAACGTCGTTCGCGGAGAGGTAGCCCCACTGGCGTCCGGCGGCGTACGCGGCGGTCTGCGCTGCGGTGTCGCCGCGCATCCGGCCGCGCGGGTCGAACTTCAGCCGCATCTCCTCCTCGTCGAACAGCCGCTGCGTGACCTTCTCGAGGCGGGTGATCGGCGGCAGGAGTGCGTCCTGGACGAACTCGATGCCGAGGTGCTCGATGTTCGAGAACGTCGCGTGGTCGAGGTCGCCGATCTTGTGCGGCGGGACGCCGTACATCGATGCGATCTTGCCCTCGGTGAGCTTGTAGATGGCGAGGAACTGCGCGTCCGCCGGTGACAGCGACACGCGCTCGAGCTTCGCGCCGCCCTCGAAGACCGCGATCTGGTGCGAGTTCTCGAAGCCCTGGTGGCGGTCCTCCATCTGCTGGACGAGGCGCTCCCACTGCTTGTCCGAGAGGTTCCCCGACGTGGTCAGCACGGTCTCGGGCGTCGCGTCGCGCTCGAAGAATCCGCCGATGTAGGCGGTCGCCGCGACGGAGATCCCGACCTGCTGCCGGGCGACACCGATCGGCGAGAGAGCCTCCGGCCCGGTCCCGAACCAGCGGTAGTGCAGGATCTCGAGGTGCGTGGCGACGTAGCCCTTCTCGACCGGCAGCCACGTCTCCTTGCCGTCGTGGTCGAGCTTGTAGGCGAGGTCCCCCGTCGACGTGCGCAGCACGGTGACGTCGCTCGGCGGCACCGGCCACAGCGCCTTGACCTGACCGGCGCCGTTGCGGTGCACGTACACGTACGCGTTGCCGCGGATCAGTAGCCACGTCACGACGACGCGCCAGAACTCCGACGCGTCCATCACCGGGTTCGGCTGGACCGTCAGGATGCGGACGAGCTTCGCGTAGCGGGCCGGCGGGGCGACCCGGTCGCGGCCGCGGCGGACGACCACGGACACCGGGAGGCTCGCGATCGCCTCGGCGACGAGCCGCACCGACGTGAGGACTGCCATCACCTGCAGCGACTGCTCCGGGGTGACGTGCACGCCGGCCGAGGTGCGGCTGCCGCGGAGCGAGGGCATCCGGGAGCGCCGAGTGAAGGCGCGGACGCCGTCGGTGACGGTGCGCCAGGTGCGGGCGATTCGGCCGGTGAAGCTAGCCACGAGGCCTCCTCTGCAGTGTGCGGATGCGCGGCTCGGGAGTAGCCGGCGGGTTCTTCAGCAGCCAGTACGCGCCAGCGACAGCCCAGATTGGCGATGCGTCGCCGGGTGAGGCCTTCGCGTCGACGACGTACGCGCCGCCGAGATTCTTCATGACGGCGGTGTTCGCTGCGATGTCGAGCAAGGGCTGGTTGCGGTGCTTGATCTTGCCGAGGTTCACGCCGTCGAGCAGCAGGCCGGCCGCACGGCCGAGATCCGGCCCGCCCCACTCGGTGACGGTGAGCTCGGCCTCCTCGAACTCGGTCAGCATCGACGACACGGGAGCGCCGCGGACCTGGAACGTGATCCCCGCCGGGGTGAACGTGCGCTCCGGCGAGGTGAGCCAGGGGACGATCCAGTCGGTGCCGGGCTGCGAGGCCATGATGCCGACGTGCACGAGCCCATCGGCGCGCTTCGAGGCGAACGCGATGTGCGCAAGCTGGCGGTTCTGCGACACCTCGATGCAGATGTAGACGTCGGCGTCGTCGGCGCGCTTCGAGAGCCGGTCGAAGCCGTCCGCCCACTTGCCGGGCTGGAACGGGCCACCGACAGACGAGTCGACGAAGACGTTGCCGACCTCGGACGCGAACACCGGTGCCGGGTCGGAGATCCAGTAGGCGTAGAGGTTCTCCTGCGGCAGGTTGTAGTTCAGCGACGGGTTCGAGTACGCCCACGCCTCGGGACTGTCGAGCGGCATCCCCGGCGGCGGCGACCACCAGAACAGGCCGATCGTCGTGTCGGTGTCGCCAGCCTCGATCGCGTCCATCGCCTGCTTGTGCAGGAACCGCTGGACGATCGCTTCCATGTCGCCGGCGTTTGATGCGGCGATGAGCTGCGACCGTCGGCGGGCCGCCGTGGTCTTCGACAGCGCCGACCACGCCTTGAACGTCTTGTGCTTGAGGATCTCGTCGACGAAGACGAGATCGAACGTGAGACCGCGGCCGCCGTTGTCGGCGGAGTCGACCCAGTACCGCTGACCACCGGTGAGCTCGAACCACAGCTCGCCGTTCGTGTTCGAGAACTCGCCGCGCTCCTGCTTGAGATCCGGGATCGCGTCGATGATGTTCTGCGCGTGTTCCCACGTCTTCTTCGCGGTCGCGAGCTTCTGGGCGACGCCGATGATCTGCGCGTCGCCGTCGACGAACATGCGGAACAGGATCAGCAGCGCGGCGATGAACGTCTTGCCGTTCTGTCGCGCAACCCACAGCAGCACCGTCTTGAACCGGTACGACCCGTCCGGGTTCAGCTCGAGCGCGTGGATCAGGAACCAGCGCTGCCACGGATTGAGCTTCGGCGCGAGTTCCTCGTAGCGCGTTCCGGCGAGCTGTAGGTGCAGCCACATCGCGAAGTGGATCGCGGCGTAGCCGGCGCTCGTCTGCGGGGTCAGCTTGCGGCGCGGCGGGGTGAAGACACGCGGCACCATGTGCCCGTACACCCGCCGCGGCCGCGCGCTACGCCTTTTTCCGGACTGGGCGCCGCTGGGGCGCTTCCGGGTCGTCGTCGATGGCATCCACGCTCCCGGTGTAGAACGCGCGGCGCTGCCGATCGAGCTCGCTGACCTGGACCGGCTTGGCGGCCGCGACGAGCTTGTCCATCGTCTCGTCGTAGCGCTGCGCGATGGCCGACCGCTGAGCGATCGCAGCCGAATCGAGGTCGCGCGCCAGAGTGATCAGCAGCGCGACGCGAGGCTTAGCCGACAGCGGCACGGCGAGCGACTGGACGAACTCGAGCGCGGCGGCCTCGTTCGACTGAGTGACGTTCGATGTCCCGCCGGATGTCCCGTCATCTGTCCCGCTCGATGTCCCGCTGTTGTCCCGGCCCGCCGGACCGATCCGCGGGAGCGCCTCGAGGGCGGCGCGCTCCTTGGCAGCCGCACGATTCCGCGCCTTTCGCTCGCGCTCCTTGGCGCGGCGCTCCTCCGGCGTCATCGCCATCGCGACCACCTCCGGAAGAGCGGGACACGGGACACGACCGTGCGGAGGGGGACAGTTGACCCCCGGTGTGGTGCGGAGCCCCCAGGGCTAGGGATTGAACCCCCCTACCCCTGTGGTGGTCAGCAGAGTCGGACAGTGCTTGCCAGGCAGACGGTGAGACTCACGACAGCGATGCCGACTCCTATGTAGCCGAGCACCTCGCCGCGGGCCGGACCTGTGCGCTCGTCCAGCTACGGGGCGGGGCAGGAGGAGCAGGAGGGGCGACGTGCTTCATGCGGTGAGCCTCAGCCCTTGATGGGAGTGCGCGGGTTGCGGCGCGGGATGCGGAGCGTCATGCCCGGCCAGATCAGGTCGGGGCGCTTCACACCGTTCAGGCGCTGCAGCGTGGCGGGTTCGACCTTGTAGGCGGAGGCGATGTCCTCGAGGGACTCGCCGTCCTTCACCTCGTGCGTCTCGTTGCCGCTGTCCGGGCTGTCCCGGTCCTCGGTCGACGGCGGCCGGTTCGCGACTGCGGTCTTCTTCGTGCTCTGCGTGTTCGCCATGACGGATCCTCTCTGCTCGGTCACCGGTCGTTCCGGCGACGCTCCCACTCGATGACGCGGTCACTCAACCGCTCGGACAGTGAACGGGTGATGACGTAGTACGCGATGTCCCGCTTGCGGAACCCGGACACGTAGCCGAACGCTGCGTCCCAGATCGCGCGACGCAGACCGTGCTAGGGCGTTCGCCACACTCCGCGGCCGAGATCCATGTGCGTCTCGACGATGCGCGTAGTCCCACCGATACCGACGTGCTAGACGAAGCGATCGTGATAGCCGATCTCGTCGAGTATGACGAGACTCGCCCGATGCCCGCGGACCGGCAGGTAGCACTCGGCGCCAGACTCCGGTTCTGCGAACGGCAGCGTCATCGCGTCCTCCTCGATCACCAGACCTCGGACGGATCGCCGAGGCCGGGGCGCGCGTCGCCGTCGCCCTTGTTCTCGTTGCAGCGGCGATGAGACGGCTGCCCGTTCGACGGGTCGTCAGCGAGCTCGGGATACGCGAGCCGCGACTTGATGTGGTCGTAAGCGAAGGACCATGCGTCGGTGTGCGGCAGTGTCGTGTCGATCGCCTGTCCGCACAGTGCGCAGGGCAGCCCGTGCTCGGCGGTCAGCTTTTTCAGGTTCTCGCGGTTTCGACGGTGCGCCGCCGTGGTGCGGCCCGGTACTCCGGCAGCCATCACTCCCCCGCATCCGACGAGACCGGGGCGCCGCTGAACCCTGCACCACTCACGGCAGGTCAGGTATCGGCGCCCCGTCTCGGTCTAGTCGAACGCCCCATAGCGCCCGGCATTCGGTCGCTGTCACGCGCGACCACATCCCGCCTACGCCGCGTGTCAGGCGACCGACGAGGAAGTCTGCGCCCTGCACGTCCTTCGACCGTCCCAGGTGAACCCTTCGAGGTGTGGACGTGAGGAGCGCAGAGCGAGATCCCGGCCGGGGCACCGACCAGGAAGACTAGGCACGAATGACGAAAGCCCCGCCGATCTCGGCAGGGCTTCAGGGTCAACGGTCGTGCAAGGCACAGCCTAGCACCGAAGTGCGACAGAGATGACAAAGTTCTCACGGACCCGTCGAGACGCCCGGCGGCTCGACCACTGCGAGCACCGTCTTACGTCCCGCCATCATCGACGCGACCGCGCGGTGCCGGCCGTCCACGATCCGCCAGTACGCGCCCTCCGCGCGCACCGTGATCGGGTCCGCGTCCTCGTTGCCCCCCCGGTAGAAGTAGGTCAGCGACGCCACGACGAGATAGTTCATCCCGGCGACCACCGGATCCGGCCAGAGCAGACGCTCGATCGGCACCAGGCGCGTCCCCGTCACCGGCCTGTCTCCTCTGTCGATACGGGAGCGGGCTGGTTCTCCGCGAGCCACGTCCCGTAGTCGGCCCAGCAGGTGAACTCGTCGGCGAAGTCGAGGCGGTCAGGGTCGCGCTGGACGACGACCTCGACGTTGGGGCGTCCGTACTTCTGCTCCCACCGGTCGGGGCGTTCGTCGGTCCCGCGGCGGAGGACCGCCACGACCGTTGCCGTCCCCACCGTCCATGCGCGGTCGAACTGCTCGCCGGCGTTGTGCACGCGCGCGCCCTCTGCGATGCCCGGAGTTCTGGGTGCGCAGTCGATGCGCGCGAACCCGTCCCGCTCGAGCGACGCGACGATCTCGTCTGGGGTCTTGCCTCGCGTGGTCATCGGTCTGCCTCCGGTTCGATCGAAGCGCCACCGGTGCGGTGTGGGTAGGTGGGCTCCGACTCGACGTTCCACGTCTCCCACCCGAGGTCCGCGTCGCCGTGCTCCGGGCATCCAGCGGGCGGCATCCCGTCGTCGGTCGGAGCATCCAGGTCGACGCCGAGCTCGCGCGAGCAGATGCCGCAGTACCAGGACCAGACGTCGCCGTTACGCTCCATCGACTCGGCCGGCGCGGTCATCACTCGCTCCCGTCCGTGTGGGCGGCATGGTCGCGTTCGTTACCGCAAACCCAGCAGTAGCCCTCGTTGTCGGGTTCGAACGAGTGACCCGCGGGGGTGGTCGCCGTAGTTAGGAGGCCGGCGATACTCACCCCCGCGGGAGTATGCGGTACGGGTGCAGGACGAACAGCACCGAGAGCGGCGCGGAGAGCGGATCGCATCCGAGTCGCATCGTCATCGCCCGGTTCCTCGAAATGCGCAGCGATCGCAGCGGCGACCATCTCGTCCGTTACGGCGGGCGGGTGCTGCTTGGAGTAGCCCGCGGCGATGGCAGCATGAGCCTGCTTCCGGTACCACTCGCGGTCCTCGAACGCGCTGCTCGGGTAGTTGTCGGGGTACGCCTCGCGCTCCCACAGATCGAGGCTTTCCCACACCCCGATCTCGTCCACCCAGTAGTCGGCGTCCGCTGCCTTCGCGATCGCCGCGGCGACACGGTCAACCTCGTCAGTGTCGGCTTCTCGGGGCTTAGAGTAGCCCTGCTCAGCCATCCACGCGAGAACGGCATCGGCTTCGACCAGTGCGAAAGCACGCCCGAAACCGGGCTGAAGCATCACAGCGTCGCTCATCAATACGTCCGCCAGACTCTCGCGGGCTTCGGGGTCGGTGCTCATCGGTTCGCTTCCTTCCGCGGCCGCCCCTTGGCTCGCCGCTCTCGCCTGTTCTTCTCCTCGCGCACGACGTCGGCTACGTTCAGCAGCCCCGCCATGCGCGTCACCGCGTCGGATGCGGCGTACCGCTGCACCGTCCGCTTGCTCAGCCCTGTGGCGTCGACGACCTCGGCCGCCGTACCCCAGAGCTGTCCGTTCACCTGGATCACGACGCCCGCGCACGCTCGATGAACGCCGCGACCCGCTCGGCTGACACCGTCGGGTCGTCCGTGTCGAAGACCCGCACCTCCGCGAACGTCTCCGCGATGAACAGGTCCCGGGAGTCACCCGTCCAGTCGCAGTGCTGGCACACGAACCGGACGCGGCCGCGCGTCGGCACGACCCGCACCATCCGCAGATCACACTCCGGGCACGGGTTCGCCGCCCACCGCGGACGATCGTCGAGCGGCCACTTCACGGACGCGTCGGCCACCGACCAGAACGGCCGGTCATCGGAGTGGCGGGTCAGGACGGCGTCGGCGAGGTTCACGATCTCGACACGGTTCACCAGGCGCTCGTAGTCGTCGAGGATCACGTCGACGCACCCGCGGGCGTCGTCGTGCACGTCCTCGCCGTCGACACCCGCCTCGAGGCCGTAGACGTACCAGCCCTGCCCCGGGAACTGGATCTCGAGCGCCCACTCGCGCAGCATCAGCATGATGTCGTTCGACGCGTCGAGCAGGTCCGCCGCGACGGGCGCCGGCAGCTCAACCATCGACGACGACACACGCTCCGACGAGTACCGAGTGGCCTTCGTTGGATCCGCGATCGATCGCAGGTGACCGAGGAGATCCGGCGTCTCGTCCAGGAAGCGGCGCAGCGACCGGTAGCAGCGGTCGCAGATCAGCGCGCCGTCGCGGGCGGCCACCGGCACGCACCCGCGGCACTCGCCACCCTCACGACCGAAGTCCGGGCAGGACGCGAAGTGCATGTCTTTCACCGTGCAGCCCCGGATGCATACGCGTTCGTTCATGACAGGTCCCCATAGGTCTGGGTTTCGTCGGTCGGAGCGGGCACCCAGTCGAGGACGATCTCGTCCGAGTAGAGGATCCTCGTGACGAGTTCCTGCGCGAACCGACGTGCGATCGGCAGGTCTCGATGCGAGCCGTGAACGCCGGGCTCCTCCACCGAGAACGTGCCGATCAGCGTGTCGTCGTCGTACACGTCCTGCACGTCGATCGCCGCCACCGTGAGAAGGGACGCGACTTCCAAGACGATGGCCTCGATGGCCTGATGGGCACCCTGCAGTGAGCGGTCAGAACGGGGTGTCGTCTCCATAGCTCGCACCTCCCGACTGCAAGGCATCCCACGACTGCTCGGGAGTGGAGGGCTTCGCCCAACCCTCATCCGTCGCCTGCGGCCGCGACTGGCCGCCCGTCGACGCGGCCCGCGTGACCTCCGCCGTCGCGTAGCGCAGCGACGGTCCGATCTCGTCGACCTCGAGCTCGATCGACGTCCGGTTCTGGCCCTCGCGGTCCTGGTAGCTGCGCTGCTTCAGGCGGCCGGTCGCGATGACGCGGGCGCCCTTCTTCAGCGACCCGGCGACGTGCTCCGCGAACTCGCGCCACACGCTGGCGCGCATGAACAGCGCCTCGCCGTCCTTCCACTCCCCCGACGCCCGGTCGAAGTTCCGCGGGGTGCTGGCGATCGTGAAGTTCGCGACCGGGAGACCGTTCTGCGTGTACCGCAGCTCAGGGTCCGCGGTGAGGTTACCCACGATCGTGATGTTGGTTTCGCCGGTCATGCTGCGAATCTCCGTTCCTTGGCACCCTCGAGGGCGCGGGGTCTGATGTTGATGGCGAGGTCAGGGCGGTCGTACCGCTCGGCGGTCTTGCCGAGCGCCTCCCGCTCCTTGCCGAGCTGCTTCGCTATCTGGTCCGGGTGGACACCGCACCGCAGCAACCACTCGAGCTCCTCGACGACCTCCTCGCCGGTCATCGGCTTCTCGCCGCGGAACTCCATCCGCAGCTCGTCCGCCGACGGCCACAGGTAGCCGCCGAACGAGTCCCGCCGGCGACGGTCGAGAACCTCCTGCGCGATCGGTTCCGGCCAGCCGGTGCGGTTGATCGCCCGGCGGAGCTGCACGCTACGTTTCATCGCCGGACCTCGACTGTCGTGCGGCGATCTGCTCGTCGTCCCAGACCTTCCGCTGAAGGCGAGCACGCCCGCACCCCCTGCACGGATCGTCGGTTCCCCCGGTTTCGCGGTGGGCGAGACAGAACGGTGATGGGGGCGAGTCGCGATCGGTTCGAGCGGGGCCGCTCTCCCACTCGCCCGCACCCTCGCTCGCTCTCTCGCTCTCCCTCTCCCCCGCCACGAAGGACTCGCGAGAGCCTCGCGACGCACTCGCGAGCGGCGGCGGTGACGGGAACCGGGAGTCCTTCGCACGGTCCACCGACGGCCACTCGCTCATCGCGTAGAACGTCGCCCCGTCGAGGTCGTACAGCGTCAGGCATCCCGCGTCGTCCAGCATGAGCAGGTGCTCGACGATCGTCTGATCCGTCATGTCCCGGTCCAGCGGATAGAACGACGCAAGCATCAGCCGCGAGTTCACCCGCTCCCTCCCGTGATCGTCCGCGTACAGGCGCAGCGAGATCTCCGTCAGGCGCACCTCCGGCGGCAGGCTCAGCAGCTCCTCCCGTGAGTACCCTTCCGGCGTCACCGTGCGCCGTCTTGTCATCGCCATAACGGACGATCCCCTCGTAGATCTGATCGACGGCCTGCCAGAGATCGGCGGGCGCGACGCTGAAGCACTCCGTGAAGCCGCGGCCGCGCGGCAGGACGTGCTCGGATTCGGCGGCCGTGGCGAACGCCGGCGGGAAGTGCTCGTCGAGCTGCGCGAGCGCGCACATCTCCCAGCGGGACGGGACGTCGCGCATCAGGAAGACGACTTCGCCGCCGGTCGCGCACAGCTCCCGGTAGCGGGACGACCGCCAGCAGCGGCCGACCTTCAGCACGCCGTGCTCGGGCCAGTACACCGCGTAGAGCGTGGTGGTCTCGGGGCGGATCATCGCCGCGCCGCCTTCACGACGTGGTCGCCGAGCTGGCTCAGCAGCGCGCCGACATCCTGCAGGCCGCGCGCTTCAGCGATGCGCGCGAGTGCGCGGTAGGTTGACGGGCGCAGCCAGGACCGGATCGGCACGATCGGATCCTCGACCGATGGCAGCGGCGTCGCGGCGCTCTTCTTCGCCGCGCGGCCGCGCCGTGCGTAGCAGGTCGCGCAGATCGAGGCGCCGCCTCGAGCTACCGTTCCCGGGTGCTCGCCCTTCGGCGCGCCGTATGGTCGCAGCTTCTGGCTGCACTGCTCGCAGAATCCGCTCACGCGCTCATCCCCATCTCTCGCTGCTCCTGCAGCCATCGGCGCTCGAAGTCCGCGAACGTCACCCGCGGGAACTGCCGCCAGTGCTCGACCAGCTCCTCGGACGCGTAGCAGTACGCGCGGGCCGCGTTCCCCATGAACAGCGACAGCGAGTCGATCCCGGCCGCCCGCCCCTTCGCGTTGAGCAGCGCGCCGCTCGTCGCCTCTTCGGCGCGCTTGTACGCGGCGTACAGCACCTCGTTGTACTCGGCGCGGCACACCCGCCAGTCGGCGAACGCCTCACGGATCAGGCGGCTCATCGCGCACCCGCTCTCGCATAGGCGGCACCCTCGAGGCGCGCCCGCTTGTGCGCGTCGCTGACCTTCGAGCACAGCCCGGACGCGTCGAGGCGGTTCACGCGCTGGCCGCAACTCTTCAGGCCGCACATCGGCTTCACCGAGTGCGCGAGGTCGATCGCGTCGAAGGTGCGCTGCACGCGCGCCCGGCTCTCGAGGGTCGGCGCCCACGCCTGCCCGTCGCTCATGACGCCAGCTCCAACACGTTGTCGTCCGCACGCGGACGGAGCGCGGCGGGGTCGCGGATCTCGTCGATCAGGGCGCCCGCGAGCACGGGCGGGACGGCGTTACCGACCTGCAGGAACTGCTTCTCGCGCGACTTCCCGGCGAACACGAAGCCCTCGGGGTACGTCTGCAGCGCAGCCGCCTCGCCGACGGTCATCGCGCGGCGGCCGTCCCACTTGTTCCGTCCCGCCTTGCTCGTAATCGTCGGTGCCGGCTGGTCGACCTTCCGCTCGCCACGCTTCGCCGGGTCGCCGCCCGTCCCGTAATTGGATCGCAGCACCCACGAGCGAGCCTGCCCCGTGATTGTCTGCGCGGGCGCGTCCGCGGGACGCGAGTGGTAGTCGCCGCGTTCACGACCCCGAGGTACCTGATTGCCGACGAGATCGAAGCCGTCGAAGCCCAGCGCCTGCGCCATGCTGACCCAGGGCAGGACGCCTTCGTCGAGTCGCTGTGTGTCGCGCTCGTAGTAGCGCGAGTGCGTCGGTTCAGGCATGGCGGCGGGGACGCCGTCGAGACGGGCGAGCAGGACGGCGCGGCGCCGAGTCTGCGGGACGCCGTACTGCTCGGCGCGTAGGACACCGGTCCAGGTCGAGTAGCCCATGCGCTCGAGCACCACGGCGCACGCCTCCCAGACCGGGAGCACGGGCGGGACCTGCTCCCAGAGCACGTACAGCGGTCGGTCTCGGTAGACGTGCGCGAGCGGCGTGAGCACGAGGGCAGTGCGGTCGTCGGTCTCGGCGCCGAGCGCGCGGAGCTTCTCGGGCACCTGATACGCGCGGGCATCGATCGCGCGCAGCACGTCCTCGAGCGCGGCGCGGCCGGCCCCCTTGCCCGCCAGGCTGAAGCTCTGGCACGGCGGGGACGCGATCTGCAGCGCGTGCCAGAAGCGGGCAGGGTCGTCACCGAGTAGGCCGTCCCAGACGTCGCGGTAGATCGTCTCCATCCCGGCGGCGTCGCGGGAAGCGACGGCCTCCGACATGATCTCGACGCCGGCCTCGCGGATGCCGCGCTGCTGCAGGGCGACGCCCCAGCCGGTGCCGGCGAAGAGGTCGAGTGCGACGAGGCCGGTCATGCTGCGACCGCCCGTCGGTGGCGGCGGATCTCGAGGGCCGTCGCGAGGCGGCGGGTCTTCGTATCGAGCAGCATCCACCAGAGCCCGTCGATTCCCTGCACGGGCGTGTGCTGCACGCGGATCAGCGTCTTGCGGTGCGTGGCAGCGGGGATGACGCGCAGGCCGCGTTCGATGAGGTCGAGGCGCACCAGGCCGGTCGCGTTCTCCTTGTCGGCGTTGCAGATCGCGCAGGCGGCGATGAGGTTCTCACCGCCGTCGAGCGCGCTGCCCGCTCCACCGTGGCCGCGGTTCGCGCGGTGGTCGGCGGTCTGCGCCTCGCCGATGCAGTTCGTCAGCGCGAGCAGGCAGTAGCCGCCGTCCCGCTCTATCACGTCGGTCTTGTCCCTCCGGGTGACGGTCATGAGTGCTCCGTCCGGAAGTTCGCATTGAGGGAGCGGAGGATCTCGATGTCCTCGCTCAGGGATTTGCGGAGGTCGCGGCCGTACTCGAGCCGGAGCTCGGCGTCGTCGAGGGCTTCGTGCGCGGAGATCACACGGGCGTCGGACTCGGCGACGAGCTTCCGGGTGTCGGCGTCGCGGCCGTTGGCTTCGACGCGCGCGTAGCCGCGAGCGATGATCAGGTCGCGGCGCGCGTCCTTCACCCCCTTGGACAGGCGGTTGAGGACCTTCGGAGCGCGCGCGAGGCGCTGGCGAGCGATCACCAGAGCGAGCGCGCACTGCCCCGGCGTGGGGATCATCTGTGCGAGCTGCTGCTCGTCGAGCTCGGCGAGGTTCAGGGGGACGAGTTCGAGGACCTCGCCGGTGGACTGGTCGACTTCCATCAGCGGCGCCGTCCCTTCCGGGTGCGCTTGGTCGCGGTGGACTTCGCGGGCATGCGGTCGCGGGGCGCGGGGCGCGCCGGGGCGGGCGTGCCAGGTTCGCCCCAGGCGTCCGCCTCAGCGGCCTGCAGCTCGGCGAGGCGCTGCTCGTAGACGACTTCGCGGGCGGCGGTGCGAGCGCGTGCGGCGCGCGCCTCGGCCCACACCGCCGTCAGATCTTCGGAGGTGCGCGCGTTCGCGAGGTCGGCGTCGAAGTCCCTGTCTGCGACCGGCGCCGCGGGTGCGCCGATCGGGTGGTCGTCGGGCTCGCGGCGGGTGCCGATCGCGGCGCGGAACGCCGACCGGATCGCGGTGCGGGCGGTGAACGCACCGAACAACGTCGTCGGACGGGCGAGCCACAGCGCGGACCACGCGACATCCGCCGGCACAGCCTCGTCCCACAGGACGTAGACAGTCGTCGGAATGGCGACGCCCTTGCGGTGCACGGTCGACCGAGCGACGAGCGGATGCGGGTGTGCGTCCGTCTTCAGCCACACCGGGGAGAACGTGACGCCATCGTTCGAGAACTCGGTCGCCTCGCGGCCGTCCCACTCCCCCGTCTCCTGCGCGATGCGCTCGTACTCGGCGAGCGTCTTCGCGACTTCCTCTTCCGTCTGCTCGACGGTCTGCTGATCGGTCACGCTGCGGCTCCGTTCGGTGTCACGCGGAACGTCGGCGCGACGGTCTTGGTCTTGCTGTAGAGCGCAGCGGCGGCCTCCTCGGCGGCCTTCACGCGGGTGCGCAGCTCGAGGTACGCGGCGTAGTTCTCGGGCTCCTTGTCGGCCCACTCCGCCTCGTCGAGCACGCGCTCGGCGGGCTTCGGCTGGAAGAACAGCGCGGCGCGGGATCCGCCCTTACGGAGCGGCTCACCCTCGGCGGCCGCGGCGATCGCGTAGGCGTCGATCGTCTTCCGTGCGGACTTCTTGAGCGCGTCGCCCTCGGTCGAGAGCGCGAGGCCACGGGCGTAGTCCGCGAGCGCGTCGTCGACGTCGTCGGGGATGTCGTCGATCTCGGGGGCGCCGGCGGCGCGCCACTCGATGAAGAGGTTCGCCTGCTGCGCGAGGTACGCGATGCGCGCGTCGTCGCGTTCGACCCACCGGTGCTCGATGCCATCGACGCCTTCGACAGCCCAGCAGTAGAGCCAGAACCGGTAGCCGAGGACGTGCATCCCCCACTGCATCTGGTCGTAGTGGTCGGCGGGGATCGCGTCGGTCTTGCGGGGCTCAGCGTGGTGCTTCACCTCGGCACCGAACAAGCCGCGGGTGCGGTGCGCGCCGAGGCCGTCGGGCGTCGCGCGGTGCTTGCGGCGCTCGACGTGCGCGTACAGCGCCGTCGAGGGCTTCAGGTCGAGGATCCCGGGGATCGTCGCGGCCTCGGCGATGATGCGGTTCTCGTTCTCGTGGCCGCGGCGGGTGTGCTTGTTGCCGCGGAACGTCGAGCCGTTGAGTTTGTCGTCGAGAATGCGTCTCCACGTCTTCCGGGAGCCCTGAGCGACGTCATGGACCTCGGATGCGGTGACGCCGCCGGAGCGGCCGTCCTGCCACTGCTCCTCGGTCGCGCCCTCGGGAACGACGACGACGAGCGTGGTGATGACGTCGCGCATCATGCGCGCACCCCGATGAAGATCAGGTCGTCGCTCGGGAGGACTCTCGTCACGACGACGGGCGCGGGTGCGTCGACGGTGTCGGGCTCGTCGGGCCAGCCGATGACGTCGACACCGCGGAGGAGCCGGTGAGCGAGGTCTACAGCCTCGACAGCGGTGAGGTCGTTGCAGTTCGTCTCCACGTGCATGTGCAGAGCGGGTGCGCCGTAGAGGGTCGTCGAGGTGATCTCCACCTCTCCGCCGTGGGTGAGTTCGATGCGTTCCTCGACGGCGTCGAGGGTGGTGGTGTCCGTCATGTCGATGTGCCCTTCGTTCGACGGATGAGTGGATGGTCAGATGAGGACGCGGAGGTCGCGGTCCTTCCGTGCCTGCTCGTGGCGGGCGGACTCGGCGAGCGCGCGGCGCACGTCCGGGTCGAGGTCGGGTCGCGGCGGTTTCCGGTGGGCGGCGAGCGCCCAGCAGAGGACGAGGAACGCGACAGCGAAGATGAGCACAAGCGCGAGGGTCGCGGGGCCGCGCTCGAGGTTGCCGAGGGCGATCGTCGCGATGACGAGGATGAGCATCGCTCCCCAGGCGATGACGGCGCGTGCTGAGCCGGTCATGCGGCGGCCCTTGCGGACGTGGTGGGCGGGAAGCCTCCGGCGGCGAACGCGGCGCCGACGGTGCCGTGCTCGAGGACGACGACGCGGATGCGGCCGACGGCCTGGTTGAATTTCTGGAACGAGCTGCGGACCTTGCGGTAGTTCTCGTAGCGGATCTCGTTCATCTGCTCGAGGTCGGCGGGCGAGACGTCGCGCCAGGACTTCCGGAGTCCGCGGCCGAGGGTGACGATGACGTCCATGTCGGCGTCGGTGAGGGGTTCGGTGCCGTAGGCGGCGCGGTCGATGATGGCGTCGGCGACGCGGCCGTCGTACTCGTCGGCCTTCTTCAGTTCGGCGCGGATCGCGGACTCGACGTCGAGGTCGAGGCGGCCGGCGCGGACTTCGACCATGAGGGCGGCGGTCGCGGACTCGATGGCCTCGGGTCTATTGATTCCCTCGGGGCCGTACGATGCGACGGTCTCGCGGTAGACGCGGGCGATGGTCTCGTTGTAGGTCACAGCGTTGCCTCCAATTCGTCAGCGAGTTGCATGAGGTGCGTCGCGATGTCGCGGAGCGACGGCGGCGCGAAGAGCTTCCGGACGTCGGGCGGGACGGCGTCGTTTCCGAGCGGCCACCAGTGGGAGACGACCCGCTCGCGGTGTGCGGCGGAGGACATCGACGACATCGCGACGAGCGCGCGGCCGATGGCCTTCGACTCGGTCTCCGCGGTGACGAGGTCGGCGGCCGGGTCGACGGGCGCGACCGGCGGCTCGTACGGCTTCCAGTCGACGTCGACGAGCGGGGTGTCCGGGATGTCGTTCTGGTCGTCGAGCTTCGGCTCGGGACGCGTGTACGTCTTCCCGTCGAGTCCCTGAATCTTCGGGGGAACCGTGGCCGCGCCTGCGGACGTGGGGGACGCGACGGGCGCGGCCACGGCGGGGTCCGACGCGGGGGAAGCGTCGGAGTCAGGTGTGTCATTTGACACAGGTGTGAGGTCGCGGGCGACGGTCTTGTGCGCGACGCCGACGATCGGTGCGATCGCGCGGGTACTGAGTCCCTCGCCTGCGAGGTAGCCGACGAGTTCCTGCCGCTCGTCACGGCCGAGGCGCATCGGCTCGGCGCCGAGAGTGTCGGCGAGGTACGCGGTCCAGGACGCGAAGCCCATGACCTGCCACACGTTCGAGTCGCGCGCCTCGTCGACGAGGTTCCGCAGCTTGAACAGGCCGTCTCGGACGGACGACGCGGTGAGCTGAATCCGCTGCGTCAGGCGCTGCGCCTCCCCCTCCGACAAGAGGGTCACGACGGCGCTCATGCCGCGTCCGCCTGCGGGTCCGTGATGCGCTTCTCGAGCCACGCGTCGAGATCCGACGGGTAGAACGCGTTCAGGCGCCCCTGCTTGAAGACCTTCGGACCCTGCCCGGACGCCAGCAGGTTTCGCAGCGTCTGGTATCCGAGGCCGCAATACTCGGCAGCGCGACGAGTGTTCAGGACAGGCCCCCGCCGCTCGGCGGCGGCGGCGGTCACGACGCCACCGCCACGGGACGCGACACCGAGAAAAGGTCATCCATGCGTGCAGTCGGGAACGCGACCATCACGCGGGCGATGAACTCGGGGGAAGGCTGCACCTTCGCCTCGGAGATGCGCCAGAGAGTGGAAGCCGCGACACCGATACGCCGCGCGAGCTCAGCCTCGGAGTCGATGCTGTGCGCTCGACGCAGCTCGTTGAGCTTCTTCCGGTTGAGCACGAGCTGCGGAGCCTCGTCGCTTGCATGTGTCGGTTGCATGCAAGCGAGAATACGCGCCGAGTGCCCGGATGCAAGCCCTTTGTTGCATGAAATGTCCCCCATATGCCCGACAAGCCCGTGATTACGCGGGAGCACTCGCGCAGATTAGTTGCATGCGTGCAATGGGTAGGTGTAGCGTCGGGGACCGTGACCACCTCGCAGACCTGGCCCGAGTACCTCCGACGCGTCACCGGCGGCCTCGCACCCGCCGAGATCGCCAAGCGCGCCGGCATCCCCCTCTCGACCGTCACTCGATGGCTATCCGGCGAGACCAAGCCGTCGGCCGCGAAGCTCGCGCAGCTCGCACAGTTCTTCCCCATGCGCATGGACGAGGCGCACGCGGTTGTGGCGAGCTACAAGCCGACGCCGAGAGCAGAGGTAACACCGACCGTCTACGCCATAGACAGCCGCCGCATCGGCCGCCACAAACTGCTGCGGATGTTCAGTGACCTCGAGATTTCGCGCGAGCTCGTCCGCCGCATCGACGAACACGACAGCATCCCCAACCCGCAGCCCTTCAGCGAGGACTGGTACGACGAGCCCGACAACGTGGTCCGCGGCCGCTTCGATGTCACACCCCCGGCCGAGGATGATCTCGACGCCGTAGCCCGCCCCACCGACCCGGAGCCCACCGACGAGCAATGACGACCCCGATCGACGAGTACCTCGAGGACCTCGCCCGCCAGGCCGGCATCCGCATCGAGTACGTGCAGCTCCGCGATGGTCGCGACGGTGAGTACGACCACGCCCGCAAGGTCATCCGCCTGCGCCCGGGGATGAGCGCCCGCCTCCACCGCTCCGTCCTGGCGCACGAGCTCGGCCACGCCGCGTTCAGCCACACCCCGACCCGTTTCGGTCCGGTGCACGCGAAGCAGGAGCGCATGGCGGAGGAGTGGGCCGCGCTCCGACTCATCACACCGGCCGACTACCGTCACGTCGAAGAGATCCACGCCGGACACCCGGGCGCGATGGCTCTCGACCTCGGCGTCATGAAGAGCATCGTCATCGCATTTCAGGGACTGCTCGAGCGCCTCGGCGACGTCGTCTACGTAGACGGCCGGATGGGCGCCGGACAGTGGTCCCATCGCGAGGCCGTCTGATGGCCCGGCCACCTCTCGAGCTCGAGACGTGGGGCAAGATCCGGCGCACCAACGTCGGAGGCAAGCCGACGGCCGTCGCCTACTACCGCGACTCCGACGGCATCACGCGCCCGATGCAGCGCCAGGGGAAAACACCGGCGGAGGCCGAGCGCAATCTCGTGCGCGCCCTGAAGCAACGCCTCGCCCCAGTCAGCGAAGAGCTGACGCCGGACTCGACGGTCGCCGACCTCGCCGACAAGTGGCTCCCGACGAAGACGCGCCTCGCCGAAGGATCGATCCGGATCTACACGAACTCGATCCGGAAGCACATCGCGCCCGGCATCGGGTCCGTCCGGCTGCGCGAGGTCACCGTGCCGAAGCTCGACCGCTTTATCGCGGCCCTCGCATCCTCGTCCGGGCACGGCACGGCCACGACCGCGCACGTCGTCCTCAGCGGCATGTTCACCCTCGCCGCGCGCCACGGCGCGGTCCGCCCGAACCCGATGTCCGACGTCCCGGGACCGGAGAAGCCGAAACGCCGCCGCCGATCTCCCGCCCCCGACCTCGAGATCGTGCGCGGCATCCGCAGCCGCTTCGAGATGTGGGACGCCGGTACCGAGCCGCGGCCGGACGGCGACCGGCGGCCGCGCCGCCCGCGCGCGAGCGACCTCCTCGACACGACGAACATGATCATCGGATCCGGCATCCGCACCGGCGAGCTGCTCGCGCTGCAGTGGGACTCGCTCGACCTCGTCGGCAAGACCGTGACGATCGAGCGCACAATCGCCCAGGACCGCGAGGGCAAGTTCTTCGTCCAGCAGTTCACGAAGAGCTACGCCGGCTACCGACAGCTCGAGCTGCCGGATGCGCTCGTCGAGATGCTCGTGCGACGTCGCGTCGCGTCCTACACCGCGTTCGTCTTCCCCTCCGCGGTCGGCACGTTCAAGCACCCGAACAACTACCGGACGACCTGGCGCGCTGCCCTCGCGGGCACGCCCTACGCCAGGACCACACCGAAGAGCTTCCGGAAGACGGTCGCGACCGTCGTCCGCGACAAGCTCGGCATAGAAGCGGCGAAGGCGCAACTCGGCCACGAGGACGAGAGCACCACGCGTAAGCACTACGCCGACGAGGTGCACCACGGCCCCGCGCTCGGACCCGTTCTCGACGACCTGTTCTTCTGAAAACCCAGAGTAAATAGCGAACGGCCCCGGATCTCGCGAAGAGATCCGGGGCTGTTTCGCTTATCTACCTGGGATTTCCTGTGCCGGCTACAGGACTTGAACCTGCAACCCCCGTTTAGAAGGTGTCGGGTACCTTCGCGTACTTCCCTGTACTTCCCGCGGCATCCGCTTCAGTCAGTACAGACAAGTACATATAGGTACATCGCAAAAACCCCGAGTAAACCCCGAGCGGACGCTGCCGACGACGCGTCGTCGCCCGCACCGGCGATCGCGACAAGTAGCGCCGCGCCGGCACGACGCGTCCGCCTGGTCAGCGCTACGCGGCCGACGTGCGGACCGCGCTCCGTGCGCGCCGACGGCCGTCTCGGATGCGGCGCAGTCGCGCGACCAGCATCGGTTCCGCCTGAAGCGCTTCCGGTGTGTCGATCAACCGCCCGAGCAGTTGGTAGTACCGCGCCGGGGCTTCGCCGAGCTCGCGGCGGATCGCTTCCTCTTTGTCACCGGTGTGGCGCTGCCCCCAGCGGTCTTCGAAGGCGAGGAGGTCAGCAGGCTCGAGCATGTGGACAGTCTGAGCGGGACCACCGACACGGGCAGTACGCTCCCGGGATGATCGACCCGCTCGACGACGTGCAGCAGCCGCGGTGCCCGCATTGCGGGACTGTGCTGCGAGACGTGCGCGGCGGGTACTGGTGCGGCGGATGTCAGATTGCGACCATACGATCGATGCCATGTTCATCGGACTGATCCGCCCCGTCGAGACCCGCACGCGCGAGGTTCGGGGTGAGGGCATCGGGGCTATCCTCGAGCAGCTCGAGGCGCCTCCCGGGTGGGAGCTGACGCAGGCGCACATGGGACGCCGGCCGGGAACGACGGAGTTCTTCACCGTCGGCCAGTTCGCGCGCCGTGATGAGCCGACCGAGATCGAAGCGGACGACATCGACACGCTGCGAGGGAAGGTCCCCGAGGGGCACCAGCTCCTCTGCATCATCCAGCGATGAGCACCCTGCACCCCGACGTCATGCTCGAGATCCAACTCTCGGCGGCGATGAGTCGGAACCAGTACATCCGCGACGCGCAGCCGATCATCGACGAGGTCCGGCAGATCGCAGGCGGGCGCCCCGACATCCTCCACCGCCAGGTCGGCATCTGGGTCGGATACCACGGCATCCCCGAGAACGCTGCGCTCACGTCCGCGCTGCTCGACGCGTTCCCCGGTGCCGTGCCGTTCATCCGCGAGGGCCAGGCGCGACGCGGGCGCGGCTCGCACAGCACGCCGTCCGTCCGGACGCCGAAGCAGCCCCCGGCCACCTCGTAAAGAGGCATCCGGGGGCTGGACTGAGTTCCTGCATTGCTGGCGAGTGCGTGCTGGCCGATATGCTCTGCGTCATGGCTTCCGAACGCGAACCGATCTACCGGCTGGCTGAGCGAGCCGCACACCACCGCGCAGACGGATCGCTCCGTCGGGTGGCGAAGCCCGCCCTGATCGCGCTCGGCGCGCTCGCGATGCTGGCGTATTTCAGCGGCCCGCAGTTCTGGTGAGGCAGCGCTGAGATGTCGATCTCACTGCTCGGCATCATCTTTCTCGGACTCGGCGTCATCGGCTGGTTGTTCTCCGAGCGCCTGTTCATTGCCACGATCGCAGCTTCCGCGGTGTTCTCGACGTCAGCAGCGGTCACGATTGCCGGGAACGGCATCCCGCCTTTCCATGTCGTCGGCGCTCTAGCTGTCGTCTCCGCGATCGTGTCGATGCTGCGAGGCGCGAAAGTCCGGCACCCTGCAGTGCCCCTACTGGTGCTGCTGCTGGTCTGGTCTGTTCTGGTGACCGCGTGGGCACCGACACTGTTCGCGGGCATCCCGATCCTGGACCCGCGCGCCGGCATCGATCGACAGGTGTACGACCCGACACCCCTCGCCTACACCCCCTCGATGGCCGCGCAGGTGGCGTACCTCATCGTGGGCGTTGGCGTCGCGATCTATCTCGCGCAGCGGCCACGCCTGACGCCTGCGGTTATCACCATCCCGATCACCATCGGCACCGCGCTGAGCGCCCTCCGCCTCGTTCCGGGGCTCGCTGAGCCTATGGATGCCATCTTCCGCAACTCCGCGTCCGCGGGGTACCTCGGGTTCGTGCAGCGCCATTTCGGGGTGTTCGCGGAGCCCTCCTACCTGGCCGTGTTCTCCATTGCCGCCCTCGCGTTCACCGTCTACCGACTGCGCGCCTCCCGAGGAACGGAGCGCGTCGCTCTCGTCGCCGTCGTCTTGCTCGCGCCCGTGAACCTCTTCGCCGCGTCCTCCGGAACTGGCGCTCTCGGCTTCGTGCTGCTCGTCGGCATCGCCCTCGTCTACTACGGGACGCGGTTCCTCTTCGCACGTATGAAGCTCAACCCCTGGTGGCTGCTGCTCCCGCTCGGGGTGGTCATCGCTCTCATCACCCCGAACCCCCTTACCGCGTCGATTGCGGAGGTGCTGGACGACAAGTCCGGGAGCGCGTCGTTCCGCAACCGCTTCGCGTCGGATCTCTTCTCGCTTGATCTCACCCTTGACACCTTCGGCATCGGCGTGGGTCTCGGCGCGAGTCGCCCCTCGAGCTTCGCCACTCTCGTCCTGAGCAACCTCGGCGTGATCGGCTTCGCGCTTCTCGCTGTGGCCCTCTGCCTTGCCATCGCGCGGGTGCGCATTACGCCCGGGTGGACGCCGGCCGCGGTCGCTCTGTTCGCGTTGGTGCTCGCCAAAGTCATCGCCGAGCCTGCCCTTAGCACCCCGCTGCTGTGGCTGCTCGTCGGCGCCTGCCTATACGCGGGAAACCGTGCACGGAACGAAGAGAAGCCCCCGCTGAGCAGCACGGTGGCTACTCAGCGGGGGCTCGTTCGTCAGTCGGCGAGGAACGCCTGATACAGGTCGGCGTGACCTGCGGCGGATAGCAGCGTGGGCGTCTGGAAGACGTCGGATACCTGCCCGGTCATCCCCTGCGTGATGCCGCCGGGGGTGTCCCGACCGAGTGCGTGCAGGTTGGCCGTGCTGTTCCGGTTGTACTCGCCCGTCCACTTCCCGACGAGAGCCCCGTCGAGATAAAGACTCACGCCCGTAGCGTCAGCCGTCCATGTGATCAGGTGCGGCTGCCCGTTCGCAATAGAGACTGCGTTCGGACCGACCTCGCGCAGCACGAACGCAGTGTCGTAGGCGAGCAGGTGGATGGTGCCGTTGGTCTTGACCTGCAACGACCAGGCGACGCCGCCGTTCTGCTGGCCGGTCTTGGACGAGTTGCGCCCGACGATGCTGACCTCGGACGCCGGATTTGCGGCCATCTTCACTACGCACCCCGCGGTGAAGTACCCCTGAATCCAGCCCTGCCCGTACGAGTTCTGCATGACGAGCGTGCCGCCCGCAACGTGCATCGACTTGTCGTCTGGCTCCGAGGGCACGATCGATCCCGCCCGGTAGGTGGGCGCAGTTCCCGAGAGCGTGGCGGCGTGTCCCGCGCCGGACGCATCGGCGATCGCAGTACCCGCTGCCTCGTCGAGCTTCCACCACACAAGCGGATCGATCGACGCGATGGCCGTGGAGAGGTTCGTGCGGTCGATGACTGGCTCGTGCGTGAACTTCTCGGCGGGCGCAGTTGCGGTGAGCAGGCCGTGTGCGAGGTTCGCGGCGACGACCATCTCGGCGCCGACGCTGCCGTTCTCGCCCGTTGTGTACGTCTGGCCGGTCGTGAATCGGGCTTGCAGCTCAAGCTGCCGGGTGAGGTGCTGGATCGCCCAGTACCCCGCGCCCGGATTCTGACCGCGGTCCCATCCGTAGACGTAGGCGCAGACGTCGTAGATGGCCTTGTCTTCGACACGAGGGAGCTGGTGGTCGGTTCCCTGCGGGTAGTAGATGTCGGCCGTCCCCGGCCATTTGTAGATCGTGCCGCCCGGCGCAAGGATGCGTCCGCCCGCCGGGTACGGGTGCGGCCCGAACGTCCCGACCGTGAAGTCGACGTTCAGCAGCGCGTCGTAGATGAGCTCGGCGTGCCGTGTGAGCGCCATCGGGAGCGCGAGTCCGGCGTCCCACGCGAACGCGAAGCTGCCGTACAGACTCGAGGCCGGCGACACCATGTAGTTCGGGTGAATGCGGGTGTGGTTGACGACCGTGCCGTCCGGGTTCACGTTGGTCCCGTTGAGGAACGTCGCCGGAATCACACCGTTGACGGGGGTCGTGTCGCTCAGGTCGGCGGGGATCGCGTTGTACGAGATGCCCATGTTGATCAGCGACCGCCACCACTCGCCGTAGTTGGCGTGGTTCGGCTGCATCAGCATCGCCATGATGACGACCGGCGCGTGCCACGCCGTCTCCTCCGACTTCGAGTCGCCGAGAGCGACCTCGTTGCCGGCGCGGTCCTTCCAGTACGGGATGACGGTCGGCCCCCAGATCGAAGGCCGCATGCGGTTCGCTTCCCACACGACCATCGCGATGATCGCGTTCTGCCCAGCCGTCGAGATGCTGTCCCACACCATCCACGCCGCGGAGCTGATGAGGTACGCCCAGAGGGTGTACTGCTGGTTGCCTGCGGTGCCGGGTCCGATGTTCTGCGGACCGCCCCACCCGGTGCCGCCGTTGTTCGCGAAGTGCTTCGCGGTCAGCGACGTCACGAGACGCACGATCTGAACCCGCGCAGCAGCTTCTGTCGCTCCCACTACGGTCGGGTCAAACTTCCCGCGGCGGATGAGCGCACCCAGTGTGAAGGCAGCGTTCGCAGGGATGCGGATATTCGTCTCTGTCAGCCCGCCGAAATCGGTGATCGTGCCCGTACCGGGGTACGTGGTCGTGATCCACGTCATCGCGTACTTCGCGGCGTTCAACGTCGCCTCGGTCAGCAACGCCTCGATCTGCGCGTCGACGTCGCGCTGCGCGATCGGGTCGCGCAGAACGACGCCGAGAGGACTCGAAGCGTCCTGCGCCTGCCCAGCGATGACCGTCCCGAGCGCTGTTGCAGTCTTCGATCCGGGGGACTTGATGAGCGCCTCGGTGATGGTGTCGTTCGTGTTCCCGACGGCGGCAGCCTCCGCCGCAGCTTCGACGGCGGCGGCCTGTGCCGCCACGGCGTTCAGCCGCGCGAGTTCCGCCGCCTGAGCGCTGCTCGCCGCGGCGCCCGCGTTCCCCGATGCCATCGCCGCCGCGGCCTCTGCAGCGTTCGCGTAGACGGACAGCGACGTCATCGGGGTCCGGAGCGAGCCGGACACCACGACGATCTGCATCGTCTGGTTCACGACCCGGAAGGCGGGGTAGATGCCGAGGTCCGAGGACCGCAGCTCCGGCATCGGGACGCCCTGCAGGTCGGTGAGAGCGAGCGGCGTCGAGAGGGTGGTGTCCGCCAGGGCGTATACCTGCGCGGACGCGTTCTTGACGGTGTTGCCGTTGCCGTCGGCGGCGAGCGTCGCCGGGAAGTAGTCGATGATCGCCACGTCGGCGCTCCTCTCGGGGTTAGGGGCGGGGGTCAGCCGAGCGCGCGGCGCGACTCGATCGCTGCCTGGTACTCGTCGCGGGTGACAACACTCGGATCGGGCAGCACGGCGTCGTCGCCCGCACCCTCCGTCGCGACGACCTTGGATTTCGGGACGGAGCCGAGGCCGATCTTCGTCAGCCAGCCGTTGACCTTCGGGATCGCCATGATGCGGGTGACGACGGAGGCGATCGCGACGAGCGAGGCGAGAGCGCCGGTCGCCCACGCGATCCAGGACGCCGGCAGGATCTTCGCCAGCTCGGCGAGGACGTCCGGCGCGACCAGCGCGAGGGCGAGGATGCCGGCGCTGATGGTCGACAGCCCGGAGACGACGACGGCGATTGCGGTGCGCAGCACGCGCTGCGTCTTGAACCAGATCTCGGGAACGTTCATGGTGACCTCCTCAGGTCGTGGTGATGGTGTCGTCGAAGTCGGCAGGAAGGTGCAGCAGGTCCGCGAGTGGCACGGTCAGGTCGAGGGCGTTGTTGGCCCAGACGATGACGTCGCCTCCGGTGAACGTCGCGCCGCCCTCGGCGAGCTGACGCAAGCGGAGGATCGCGAGGCGGAGACGCTTCGCTTCTTCCTGTGCGCGCAGCATCGCCTCGGTGGTCTCTTCGAGGTCGTCCTCTGCGCGGCGGAGCGCTCGCGTGAGTACGTCGCGGGTTCCGTCGTCGACCTGCGTGTCGATTGAGGACTGCAGTTCGCGGATCGTCTCGGCCTGCCGGGCGATGGTCTTCGCGTCGCGTTCGACCTGCTCGTCGGCCTTCGTCAGAAGCTTGAGGATCAGATCGTTCGACGCGGCGTCGGCGGCGCGGATGTCGGTGGCGTTGGGTTGCCGATCCATGCGCGCCTTGCGGAGCATGTAGATCGGGGTTCCCACGGCGGCGCCGAGCGCAGTGATGAGCGCGGCGACCGCCGTGAGAAGGGCGGGGTTCAGATCCATCAGACGAGAACCTCCGCGCGCGTTCGCACCTCCACGAACCGCACCATGAGGAAGCACGCGATCGCTACCGACTGCAGCATCGGCCCGAGCCGGTTCGTGGCTTCGGGGTCCCCGGTTGTCAGTCCGATGACGACGAGCCACCCGAGGGTCGTGGCGTGGATGAAGGGCCCGACGGCGCCGACGATCAAGCCGGACAGCTCGACGAGCCGACCCTGCCGCGACCGCCCGAGGCGCTGCGCGAGCAGCATCCCCACGATCGAACCGAGGATGCCAGCGACGGCGATGCCGACCCACGTCCAGACGAACGCCCCGAGGACCGCTGTCGTGGCCGGTGGAGTGGCGATCGCGTAGACCAGCAGCCAGGTGACGACGGCGAGCTTCGCCACCGCCCAGGCCTTGTGACGGGCAGGGAGCATGCGCTTCTTGCTCTGCGCGATCATGCGTCGCTCGGGCATCGCGAAGCCGCTCAGGCTTCGATGAGCGTGCGCAACTCGGCGGCGCGCGCGTTCACGGCGGTCCACACGGCTCCGGCCAGCGCCTTGCCGGTGAGGGGGTCGAGGACCACGAACGCGTCGGCGGGGTTGTTCGTCGACTTGCCGTTCTTGTCGCGGACGTCCCAGATGTTGAGGTCGCAGCCGAAGGTGCGCAGGTAGACGGGCAGCTCGGAGATGTCGATCTCCTGCCAGTCGTCCTGGATGCGCAAGATGTTCTTCACCTTGTCCGGGTTGTCGGAGTGGACCAGGTGGCGGAAGATCCCGGGACCGAGGATCGCCAGGTGGGTGGCCGGTCCGAACTTGATACGAAGTGCGAGCATGTCGTCCTCCTCGAGGAGTGGTTTCGGCGCGGGCGCCGGCTTGGCGGGTGTGGATGCGGGTGCTGCGCCTGCGACGTTGATGTCGTAGCCCATGACCCAGTTGGTCCAGCAGAGGAAGCGTCGACCCCATGCGCGCTCGAGAGCGCTGATCGAGGTGACGCCGACGCGGCCCGATCCGGGCACGTCTGTGGAGACGACGTTGCCGCCGCCCACGCTGATGCAGATGTGGCCGTAACCGTTGCGGCCTGCCGTGAAGAACACGATCGCGCCCTTCGGTGGGGTGCGGTCGTAGTGGCGGTTCCCTGCCGGGACCGTCTCGAGTGCGCGAAGGGCGTAGGTGTAGAAGCCGGGGCGGTCCGAGGTGTGCGACCCGAGGGCGACGTACACGGCGTTGAGGCAGAGGCCCGTGCCGTACGTGCGCCACCCGAGCATGCGGTCGGCGGCGGCGACTCCGTCGAGACGCCCCTTACTCATCGTCCACCGCCGGGTCTTCGATGTGTTCCTCGACCTCGGCCGGCGCGGGTCCGAGGGTGGTGTGCACCGTGCGCTCACGATCTTTCATGGCGCCTCCTTTCAGGTGGCATGGCGAAGCCTCCGACGGAGTGCCGGATGACGTGGGGAACCGGTTAGACGGCAGCCGGGTACGAGCCGTTGATGGTGACGTTCGTGTCGCCGTTCGAGTTCTTCGAGGCGACGATGCCGCCGTCCGGCTTGAACTGGAACTCCGCGCCCTCACCGTTCGAGTGCGACGAGATCGCATAGTGGTCGACCGATGGGCGCAGGCCCGCGGGTACGGTTCCGAACGCGTTGCCCGGTGCCCAGCCGGCGCTGCGACCTGCGACCGCGCGGTAGAACACGATCCCGCCGATGCGCCGGACCTGCCCGTAGGCCCACTCCCACCCGCCATTGCGGGCGATGTCCACCCACCCGGTGTCCTCGGTCACGTCTCGGCGGCGCCAGATGGGCGAGCCGAGCGAGTCGAAGACTCGGGACCATTCGACGTCTCCGATCTGAACGACCGTGCCAAGGCGGTTGAGGAACTGCAGCACGAGCGGGTCGGCAGCGAGTGCGCCGCCGTCTCCGCCCCATACCCGGAGGTCCACGAGCTCGCGCACCTGCGAAAATCCCGCCTGGACACGGGCCAGCCACAGCGGTTGATCGTCGAGCACCGCGACCGTCACTGCGCGGGCCGGGAGTTCCTTCGCCGTCCCGCCCTTCACGACGTGGAATGCGGACTGATTGGTGCCCCAGTCGCGCCGCATCGCGACGAGGTCCCAGCGAGAACCGGATGCGATCGGATCGAGCGTCAGGGTCTCCTCGGCGTCGGTGAGGTCGCGGACGCCGTAGCCGAAGCCGCGCCCGGTCGAGAGGTTGATCTGCCGATCGCCGGTGCCCGGTGTGGCCCGCCAGGACGCGGCGTCCGCCACTCCGTACTGCCGACCGCCCGACATCGCGAGCAGATCAGACCACTCCGGCTCGTCGACGGAACCGTCGTACCCGGCGCTGTGGATCATGGCTACCTTCTCTCGATCTGGCGCACGGCGGTCGCGACGTCGCGGACGTAGCTGACGAGCTGTGCTTGTGGGTCGCTCTTGGCGAGTCCGACGGTGGGGACGGCGACGAACCCGTTGCGGGCATCGGCGGAGATGTCGACCTGCGTGATCACGTCCTCGAACTCGAGAGCGCCGATCTTCACCGGGAGGCGGTCGCCGAGCTCGTACGTCTCGCCGAAGCGGAACCATGACGTCTCTCGCAGTTCTGCGGTCAGCGCGGACGTTGCGGCGTGCTTCGCGAGCGCCGCCCACCCGTACGGGGCGAGGTCGGCACCCACCTCGGCGTTGCGCGCCTCGACGAACATCTCGATGGCGACGCCGAGCTGCGCCTCGAGCGCGTGGTCGATGACGAGCGCGAACTCGCGTTCCGTGCCGTCTCCGCGGCCGCCGACGACGGCACGCGTCGCGGTCGCCGGACGCTGCTCCCACGACCAGCGCTGCAGCACCCCGGACTGAGGCGTGATCGGCCGCGGGAACGTCTGCCCTTCGATGACGTCGACGTCCCACCGGTTCGTCGCGCGATCGCGCCCGATGGTGAGCTGCAGCCGGTCGCTGACCAGCGCGGGCAGGAGGCTCTCCGACAGGGTGTCCATCCGCAGCTCGATCGGCGCGGAGGTGCCGCGACCGAGCGACGGGGCGACATCCCAGGGGCGACCGAGCCGGGACGCGTTCGCGGCGATCGCCGCTTTCGCCCGCGTCTCGGACGGGCTCGTCTGCCGCCAATACTCGGACGCGCCCTGACCGCCGATCGGAGCGGTCGGGACTTGCCACCCGAGGAGCGTCGAGAAGTCGTCGAAGTCGTCCACCACAGGGATCGTGACGGTGCCGTACGGCGAGGAGTCACCGGACAGCTCGCCAATCCTGCCCTCGAGCAGCCGGCGGGTGCGGAGCGCACCATCGTCGATGGTCGCCATCCACACGGCGCAGCGCACGCCGGGCTCGGCGATAATGTCCGAGAGAACCGGATGCGAGTCCTTCACAGTCAGCTCTGCCGTCGACGTCGCGTTCCAGAGGAGTGTCGCCGCGGTCTTCTGCGGCACCGCCTGGCGGATGAACTGATGATCGGCGGTAAGGAACTCGGAGATGAGCAGACGCCGCCGCATCAGAAGGCCATCCAGTACAGAGGGACGTGCGAGGCCTTCACAGTGCCGGAACCGGCGGCCTGGATGACGAGGGCGGACTTACCGCCGGCGGGGATCGGAGCGAAGATCTGGAAGCCGAGCGCCTGATCGCGGCTTTCACCGTCGAGCGAGGCGTACTGAGCGGCCGGGTCGGTGTCGATCACGAGTTTCGAGCCATCCGGGACGAGGAACGGGATCTCGATCAGCGCTTCACCGACGCCGAGCTTCGTCCCCGCGGGCTGTGGTCCGGTGACTTCCCAGATGAGGTAGCTCGGCTCGTCGCCGGGGTTCTCAATCGAGGCGTTCGCGAACGTCGCGCCGGGTGAGATGTGGAACGGAGGCCCGCCGCCTAGAGGGAAGAACGGTTCATCGCTCGGCCCGCTGAACGTTCGACTGATCGGCTGCCCGCGCCACAACGGCCGCGGGGCGATGAGCTCGACACCGATGAGCGCCTTGCCTGTCACGAACGGGTCGCGCTCGAACGCGTAGGAGCCGTCGAACGTGCCTGTCAGGGGAAGCGTGCGTGCGTCCGAACCCTCGCCGACGGACCACGAGCCCTCGCGGATGGGGTGGAACGAGCGGAAGAACGCGGCGTGCTCTTCGCGCCACTGCTCGGCCGACCGCGACCGGAAGATCAGCGGCCAGTAGACCGGTCGCGCCGGGAGGTCGTACCCCTCGAGGTCGACTCCCGGCACGAGCGGGGACGAGGACGCGTGCACTTCCATCGGCGGCATGTGCAGCCCTTTGACGCCTGGCGCCATGCGCGGGTTCGGGATGCCGGGCCGTGTGAGCTGCCACTCAGACCCGTCGAAACCGGTCCACGTCATCGGCCGGTTGTTCCGGGCGACCGAGACCGCCTCCGGTTCGACCATCGGCGCAGACAGGATGATCGTCACGAGGCCTCCTACCGCTTCGGGAGCTGCCGCACCATGCGGCGCATCAGCTCGTCGCGCCGACGATTCACGTCGTTCGGGTCGTACGAGTAGTAGGTCGCCCGGTCGACGAGAGTGATGGCCGTGCCGCCACCCGAGGGCGGCGCCTCCGCGCGCGCGCCGATGCCGAACTGCCGCATCGTCTCGCCGAGGATCGCCCAGGACCGCGGCGAGTTGTCGTGCGGGATGAACGATTCCGGCACGTCCGACCGGTCGCCCACGACCCGCCAGGTGGAGGCGGGAACGACCTGCGCGACGGACTCCATCGGCGTGAGGCCGGGGATGCCGCCGCTTGCCATGTACTCGATGACCCCGCCGTTGCCGAGGACGAGTCCGCCTTGCCCGCCCGGGCCGGTGGAAACGCGCAGCCGCTTATCTCCGGTCACCTCTCGCAGGAGCGCCTGCAGGTTCATCAGGTTCTGATACGCCGACGAGGTGTCCGCCCGGATCACGACGCTGCCGTCGGGAAGGGTGACGATCCGGTCCGCGAGGGACTGCACCTTTCCCTGCTCGTCGGTCGCGTTCGACCCGAACGTCGTCGTCGCCGACGCTGGCGTCTGCAGCACGGTGTCGATGAGCTGCTGCGCCTGGTCCTTCGTGAGCCCCATCTGTTCCATCTGCAGGATGAGAGCGTCGCGCCCGGCCATGTACCGCTCGCGGAGCTGGGCTTGGCTTTCGCCGGCGAGATCCGCGGCGGCGACCTGATCGCTGAGCGCCGCGACCGCGCCGCGCACCTGCTCTTCGAGCTGGCGGCCGGAGTCTGACGCGGACAGGTTCGCGAGGTCGACGCCCTCGAGCGACGCCGTCGTGCCGTCAGCGTTCACGCCGACCTCTGCGATCGCGTCGCCGAGCCGCAGGGACGCGTCGTTCAGGTACCCCATCGCGACGGCGCCCTCGCCGAACTCGTTCAGCTTCTGGCGGGCTTCGTCGATGGCGCCGTTCCCGAGCTCGCGGATCGTGTCCGCGGTGACCTGCGTGAGGTCGTCGAAGCCGCGCATCTCCTCGGCCGCGGCCTTCAGCCCGCTCGTGTCTTGGTTGAACGGCCACGGCAGCTTGCCGAGGATGTCGGCCATCGAGTAGACGAAGTCGGCGAGCGGCCCGGCGGCGAACTCGCCGAGCGCCTCGGTGCCGGCCGCGGTGCCCTCGATGAGCGAGTCGCCGAAGTCGAGCGCGCCGTTCGCGAGGTCGAGGAAGAACTGCAGCACGGGGCCACGGTTGCGGGAGATGAAGTCCGCGGCGTCCGCGAGAGGCTCGGCGAATCCCGCTGCCAGCGCACCCTTGATGCCGTCCATCGCGACTTCGATGTTCCGGCCGGCCTGCTCGATCTTCGTCGCGTCGTTGTCGGCGATGGTGTCGAACATCCGCTGCGCGGCGCCCTCGACCTGCCCGAGCTGGTCGACGGCGTTCGACAGGTCCATCTCGAACAGAGCGTTTCCGAGGTCCTCGGCCTGCGTTCCGAACAGTGCCACGGCGGCCGCGTTCCGCAGCACCGGGTCCTCGGTCTCGCGGAGCCGGTCGAGGACGAGGTCGAGTCCGTCGCGGGCGGTCGCGCCGCCGGCGGCGATCTTCGCCGTCATCTCCTCCGCGTTCAGCCCCAGCATCTCGAAACCCTGCGCCGACAGCTCCGAAGCGTCGGTGGCGCGGATCTGGAACTCTTTGAGCGCATCCGCCGCGAGGTCGCTGTTCCGGGCGCCGCCCGCGAGAGCCTGGTTGATTAGGCCGAGCGACTCCGGTCCGGTGAGTCCGAGCCGCTGGAACAGGGCTGGGTATTCCGTGAGGGTGTCGAGGAGGTCGCCTGCGCGGTTCGCGCCCTCGCGCTCGCCCGCAGCGATCAGGTCGAACGCTTCCTGTGCCGACCGTGCGAGGCCGGTCTTCAGGAGCGTGGTCGTGGTGGTCGCGACGGGCTGGACCTCGTCGCGCATGACGTCGGCGATGCCGGCGAGGCCTTCGATGGTCCGCTTCGCTTCGGCGTTGGTGCTGTCGGCGTCCAGGATGTTGAACTGCAGCGCGAGGCGGGCGGTGTCGAGGTTCGCGCCGACGGAGTCGCCGAAGACGTTCGCGTAGGCCTCGCCGGCGGCGCGGCCGATGCGGAGCGCGTCGGCCGTGTTGATGCCGGTGAGCGCTTCGAGCCGGTCGAACCCGACTTCCTGCTGCAGTCCGTCCTGGATGGCGCCGACGATGGTCTTCCCGATCGCGACGCCGCCGAGGATGATGCCGCCGGCGACGGGGATCGCCGTCAGCGCGGCGATCAGGGATCCCTCGATGTCTCCACCGACGACGTCGCCGACCTTCTGGCCGGCGCCGCGGGTTGCTCCGTCGAGTGACCGGACGAAGGACGCTCCGCCCTTCTCGCCCGCGTTGCCGCCGGCGGCCTGTGCTTTGTCGGCGAGCTGCTCGAGCTCGGACTCGGCCTTCGCGGTGCTGGCGTCGACTTCGATCCCGGCACGCAGCGACTTCAGGCGCTCGGCCTGCTGAGCGAGGCGTGCGACGGCCGACTCGGCACGCTTCGTCTCGGCGGTGACCTCGAATCCGGCTTCGGCACGGATGGCGAGGTCCTCGACCTTGTCCTTCGCGCGCTGCAGGCTCTTCTCGGTCCGCTCGATGTCCGCGTCGACCTTGAGGACAGCGCGCTCGGAGACGAGCTTCTTCGCCTCCGCCTCGACCCGGTCCATGCCCGCCAGAGCGTCGCTCGCGTCGGCGTCGACCTTCTGCGTGATCGGCTTGGACTCGATGCGCTGCGCCGAGTCCTTGACCGACTTCTCGGCCTTCTCCACGCCCGCCGTGTTCGCGGTGTACAGCACCTCGAGTTCGGCTGCGCGGAGTGCACCGGACATGGATCACCTCCGGGTCAGTACCTCCCGCAGCCGTGTAGGCGAGTCGAGGAGGGAGAAGATGGCGGACCGGACGCTGAGCCAGGACCCGTCGAGCACCGCCGGCGCGTACAGGTCGATGCCGCGGTCCTTCAGCTCAGCGACGACGAGACGCCAGTGCGTGACGAGCGCGAGCCAGGACCCGTCGATGCGCGACGCCGCGGAGGCTGGCGTCGTCGCGGCCTGCACCTCGGGCGGCACCCGATAGTCGGCGTAGATGGGGACGCCGTTCTCGTCGTGATCTATCGGCTTGCCGACGCCGTACTGCGCCCACTCTTCCGACGTGAGCGCGTCCGCACTTTTGGGGCCGGTGCACCTGCCTCGGCGCCCGCGCGCGGCGCCCACAGGACGAGAGCGAGCGAGTCGGCGTACTCCTTGCCGCGAGCCCAGTAGAAGACCGCGTAGTAGTCCATCCGATCGATCGTCTCGACGGGGATGCCGTCGGCGACGAGCTGCTCAGCGACCGGGCCGAGGCCGGGGCGCTCGATGGGGTCGAAGGTGTCGAGGACGGCCTGGATCTCCGCCGGGATCTCGCCCTTGACGATGCGAAGGTTCACCTCGCCGCGCACGGCGGCCGCGATGATCTTCTTCGCCTGCTCGACGCTGGGGGGCGGGACCTTGTAGGTCCGCCCCCCCAGCGTGAGCACGAGATCAGGCGCGACCCACTCCGAGAAGTCGACCGCGCCCACGGTCAGGCGGTCCGGGCGAAGGCTCGGGCTTCGGAGGTGCCGTTCGCCGACTTCACGGTGATCGGTGCCGATCCGGCCGCGCCCGCGGGCACCGTGGCAACGATGGTGGTCGCGTTGACGACGGTGTAGTCGCCGGCGTTCACGGTGCCGAACTTCACACCATCGGGGGCGGTGACGAGGACCGTGCCGGACGCGTCCCTGAACCCGGTGCCGCGCAGCGTCACGAGCTCATCGACGGGGCCGCTCGCCGGGTCGACGGTGGACACCAGCGGCGCCTCGTCCGCCCAGCCCTCGAACGGGTTCTCGATCGGCGTATACGCGCCGACGCCCGTGAGCGTCCAGTTCCACGTCTCGTTCTGGCCGTCGGCGCCGGTCTGTCCGCGCTGGTACGAGACCGTCGCGAAGCCCTGGCCGGCGTCGGTGAGGTTCGGCGCGCCCTTCGTGGGCTTGTGGAAGAACTGGATCTCGATCTCGGCGTCGGTGTCGATCGACGTCGGCAGGGTGCGCTGGCGCAGCGCCTCGATCTCCTCGAGGTACTCGCCGGTCTCGCGGGAGCGGTTCACGAAGGTCGAGAACGCGAGCGCGAACGACCACGCGTCGACGCTGTTGTTCTGCGCGCCGGCGTCGTCGTAGGTGCGCGCGTCGCTCGTTGCCGGGGTGAACGTCGGCGAGTAGCCGAACAGGCGGCGCACGTCGATGAAGTTCTTCGGCTCGTCACGGTCGGCGACGTTGACGCGGACGCCGTACTCGTAGGACTTGCCCCGCACGGTGCCGGCGGGAAGGGGAACGCGATTCATGATGAAGCCTCCGGGTTGTCGAAGATGATCAGGTAGTTGTCGGTGCGCTCTTCGCGCTGGTTGCCATCACTGCCGGACGGGGAGATGGACGTGCGGTTGACCTCGCTGATCACGCCTTCGCGCAGCAGCAGGTGGAGGTGGTCGAACGCGGCGTCCGCGATCGTGTCGGCGCCGGCGGGGTCATCACGGGCGCCGCGGGCGCGGATCTGCACGCGGCGAGTCTTCGTGCCGTCGACGTGATTGTCGGTGCCGCCGTAGATGCGGACGCCGACGCCGCGGTCGGGCGTCGCGGCGATGCGTCCGTAGCTCACGCCGACGCTGCTCGCGGCGTACTCGGCTTCGACGTCTTCGGACCACTCCCAGCCGTCGAGAATTCCGAGCTGCTCGCAGATCCAGATCGTCAGGGCGCGGTCATCCACCGAGATCCCTCCGGTTCCGGGCCGCGATGATCGGGCCGATGTCGACCTCGTCGACAGCGGTCTCGAGGAACTTCGCCTGACCGTCGTCGTGCTCGAAGTCGAGGTCCTCGTGATTCAGCCGCGCCTTCAGGGACTTGTACGCGATCTGCATGGTGAGGTCGTCGACGACGACCGTGCCCTCGTCCTTCAGCTCGCCGGTCAGCTCCGGCGAGAGCTCGCGGGAGCGTTTGAGGACTGCGCGGCCGCCGTCTCGCAGTCCGGCCTGGATGGACTTCTCGAGCTTCGTCATGAGCGGGTAGAACTTCGCCACGGCGCGACCTCCTACACGAGGAACAGGGTCTGGAATGACGGGAGCCGTTCGTGCCGGAACCGGCCGATCCTCTTCACCGCGCCGGAGCGTTCGCCCGGCAGGCCGGGCCACACGGTGACGAGCGATCCCATCGGGATGTCTTCGTCGAACGCGACGTGCACCTGCGTGTTGGAGACGACCTCGGATCCGTCTGCGTCGAGGATCGTCTGCTGCTCGTCCTGGACCGCGGCGGTGACGTCGCGCGGTTCGAGGTGTCGGCCGCCCATGCCGCCGCCGCGTTTGAGGACGCTGACCTTGACGGTCTCGGTCGTGAAGCGCGAAGGCAGCCCGTTCACCGGCTCATCCCGATGCGGTGCGGGGTGAGCCGGTCGAGCTCGGCGGCGGTGAACATGGCGCCGGCGGCGGTGCCGTCCGCGGTCTTGCCGTAGGTGTAGCTCTGGCCGATGGCGGACTCGGAGACGAGGCCGCCGGCGGGGACGAAGACTCCGCGGGCGACGGCGGCGGCGATGGCCTGCGCGATGCCGCCAGGGCAGGCGTCGTACCCGTGCGTGAGCGTGACCTGCACGGAGCGGCGGCCGCGGGTCCAGCGGCGGCGGCCGATGCGTTCGATGACGCCTTCCTCGCCCCAGTCGAAGTCGCTCGGGGTGAGGATCGTGTCGCCGTCGCTGATGGCGGCGATCGCGGTGACGTGAAGCGTGGGGAGGAAGAGTCGGCCGGATCCGCGCGACGGCACGGTGAGGGTCTCGGTCTTGGTCTTCGCGACGCGCCAGCCGCAGTAGTCGCGGACGGCGTCGGTCGCGGACTTGGCGATCGCGGCGGCGAGGTCTTCGGACATCGCCCGGTTGGTGACGTTCTGCACCTCGGCGGGCGTGATCAGGAGGTCCGGCGTGTTCTCGGGTGCGTCAGGCATCGGACCTCCTCGGGGTTCGGGTGGCGGCGGCCGGGGTGTGGAACCCGGCCGCCGCCGTGTCGAGCTGGTGTCAGGCTGCCTTGGTCTTCAGCACCCGCAGCGCCTGCGGCCGGACGACGTCGCCGCCGACGCGCTTGCGGAAGCGGAAGCCGATCATGCCCTCCTCGGCGTACAGCTCCTCGAGCCGCTTCACGGTGATGCCGAGGCGGTCGTAGACGCGGTAGCCGGCCTGGAAGTCACCGAACGCCGCGACGGCCTTGTTGGCCGCGATGCCGTCGATGTTCTCCTGGTTGTGGATGGCGAACCCGTTGAGGGTGTTCGGGCGACCTGCCTGCAGCGAGGGCTGCCACAGGTACCGGCCGTCGGCGTCCTTCATCGTCGAGACGAACAGCTCCGTCGTCGAGGGGATGAGGAAGCTGCCGTTGCGGCGGTACTGCGCGGGCACGTCGTAGACGAGTCCGAGCAGGTCGTCGAGGAACACGCCGGGCGCGTTCGCACCGGTTCCGCCGTAGGTCGTCGCCCCGGACACGCGGGCGGGAACGCCGCCTGCGGTCGAGAAGATGCCCACGGGCATGTGCGCCGTGTGGCCGGTGCCGATCGTGAAGGCGGTGTCCTCGGCGTCGGCAGCGGCGCGCGCGAAGCTGTCGCGGATGAACGCGTCCAGGTTCACGTCGGTGTCGTCGAGCTCGTCCTCGCCGACCTTCGCCAGGCCGTAGAGGTCCTCGATGTACGTGTACTCCTCTTCGGGGGTACCCGGCATCGAGTCCGTGAGCTCCTGCTCGTTCGTCTCGAGCTTGCCCCAGCCGACGGACACCTCGTCGAGCGAACGACGACGCACCCGGTTGCGGTTGGTGTTGCGCTGGCCGGCGATCGGGCGGATCGCGCTGATGCGCGGGACCTCCCGGATGATCTCCGACTCGAGGTCCTCGGGGACGAGGATCTCGCCGGCGGCGTTCTCGACGAGGGCGCGCTGCTCGGGGGCGAGCACGCCGCCGCGGACGAAGCGCCGGAACGCCGCGCGACGATCCTGCGAGCGCTGGTCGTCGCCGCCGCCGGGGGCGTTGCCGTTGCCGTGGATGGGCTCGCCGAGCTGGGCGTTACGCCGCTCCTCGGCTTCCTGGCGCTCGATGCGCTCCGAGAAGTCCCGGAACTCGTTCTCGCCGCGGTCGTACGCCGTGCGCTCTTCGGCGCTGAGGTTGCGGTTCTCGCCCTCGGCGCGTTCGGTGATCGCTCGCATCGCCTCGACGGTGCGAGCACGCTCCTGACGGAGCTGAACAGAGGTGGGCATAGCCACTCTCCCTTCCTGTGTTGGGGTGTGTCCCGCACCGTTCGGACGGGCACTCGGTTCAGAGCTGCTCGAGCAGCTCCAGTTCGTGGAGGCGGTGCCGCGCGCGTTCCGCCGGGTAGCCGGCCTCGCGGTCGAGGTGCCGCTTCGCGAGGTCGCGCAGCTCGGCCGACGTCTGCGTGTACGCCGGGTAGGTGACGACGGAGACGTCGCCGCCGTCGAAGTCGAATTCGCGGACCTCGTGGATCGAGCCGGACCACCCGTCGGAGGTGATCCAGAAGCCGAACGACATCTGCGTGATGTCCTCGCGCTCGAGCGACACGGCGAGGTCTCGGGCGTAGGAGACGTCGGCCATGTCGGACTCGACGAGCACGCCGTCGGAGTCCTCGGTGAGCGTGACCGTCCCGGCGCGGGTGCGGCCGAGCAGCAGGTTCGGGTCGTGGTTGATCAGGAAGCGGACGTCGGGGTTGGCCGCGAGGGTGCGGGTGGCCGCGCCCGGGCGGATCAGCTCCTGCCAGCCGCCGAGGTCCTCGGAGAGCTGGTCGTAGACGACCGCCCGGCCGGTGAAGTGCAGCCGGCGGTCGTCGTCGCTGGCGGCGCGGATCTGGATGTCCGTCAGCGGGAAGGCGCGGCGTTCGAAGATGCGCATGGGATCAGCTCCTAGTAGTCGAAGTCCATGCCGCAGGTGCACCCTGCGGCGTCGTCGGCGCCGGCTGCGAGGTCGCCCGGCCACATGGCGCCGTTCGAGAACGGCTCGTCGATCGGGACCGTTTCGCCCTGCATGTCGGCGTGCTGGTTGTGATCCGATCGCCAGCGTTTCGCCGATGCACCGGTCTGGGACGCGCCCTCGAAGCGGCCGAAGGATCCCGCCCGGTTGATGATCCGCGCCGCCCACACCGACACGCTCTCGAGCACCACGTCGAACGCTCGCGCGGCCGAGACGTCGGATTCGAGGAGGCGGAAGACGGAGGAGTTGAACGCGGCGGCTTCCGAGCTCGCGACCGAGGCTGCCCAGTTCGTCGTCCGCTCGGCGATGAACACGTCGCCGCGGGTCTCGGCCTGTCGCGTGCCGAACTCGGACACGACGCCACCGATCGCGGGGGCGAGGGTTTCCGCGAGCAGCTCGTCCCAGACGGTGCGCTCGTCGGCATCCGGCGCGGCGGCGATCTGGTCGCGCTGGTCGCGGACATAGTCGCTGAGGATCAGCTCGAGGCGAGTGACCCAGGCGGGTGCGTCGTCCGTTGCCGCCCGGCGCGCAGCGGGCAGCGCTCGGAACGCGGTCGGGTTGAGCTGCGCGATATGCACCGGCGACATGCCGTCGCGCTGGATCGGCAGGGACCCTGCGGGGACCATGTTCGTCGGTTCGAGGTACGTGTCGCCGTTCTCGATGGGCGGTTCGTCCTCGAGTGCGCGGACGTCGTTCGCGGAGAGGTAGCCCCACTGGCGACCGGCGGCGTACGCGGCGGTCTGCGCCGCGGTGTCGCCGCGCATCCGACCGCGCGGGTCGAACTTCAGCCGCATCTCCTCCTCATCGAACAGCCGCTGCGTGACCTTCTCGAGGCGGGTGATCGGCGGCAGGAGCGCGTCCTGCACGAACTCGATGCCAAGGTGCTCGATGTTCGAGAACGTTGCGTGGTCGAGGTCGCCGATCTTGTGCGGCGGGACGCCGTACATCGACGCGATCTTGCCCTCGGTGAGCTTGTAGATCGCGAGGAACTGCGCATCCGCCGGTGACAGCGACACCCGCTCGAGCTTCGCGCCGCCCTCGAATACGGCGATCTGGTGCGAGTTCTCGAAGCCCTGGTGGCGGTCCTCCATCTGCTGAACGAGGCGCTCCCACTGCTTGTCGGAGAGGTTCCCCGACGTCGTCAGCACGGTCTCGGGCGTCGCGTCGCGCTCGAAGAAGCCGCCGATGTAGGCGGTCGCGGCGACGGAGATCCCGACCTGCTGCCGGGCGACGCCGATCGGCGAGAGCGCCTCCGGCCCTGTCCCGAACCAGCGGTAGTGCAGGATCTCGAGGTGCGTGGCGACGTAGCCCTTCTCGACCGGCAGCCACGTCTCCTTGCCGTCGTGGTCGAGCTTGTAGGCGAGGTCTCCGGTCGACGTGCGCAGCACGGTGACGTCACTCGGCGGCACCGGCCACAGCGCCTCGACCTGACCGGCCCCGTTTCGGTGCACGTACACGTACGCGTTGCCGCGGATCAGCAGCCACGTCACCACGACGCGCCAGAACTCCGACGCGTCCATGACCGGGTTCGGCTGGACCGTCAGGATGCGGACGAGCTTCGCGTAGCGGGCCGGCGGGGAGACGCGGTCGCGGCCGCGGCGGACGACCACGGACACCGGCAGGCTCGCGATCGCCTCGGCGACGAGCCGCACCGACGTGAGGACCGCCATCACCTGCAGCGACTGCTCGGGCGTGACGTGCACACCGGCCGAGGTGCGGCTGCCGCGGAGCGATGGCATCCGGGAGCGCCGGGTGAAGGCACGGACGCCGTCGGTGACGGTGCGCCAGGTGCGGGCGATTCGGCCGGTGAAGCTAGCCACGAGGCCTCCTCTGCAGTGTGCGGATGCGCGGCTCGGGAGTGGCCGGCGGGTTCTTCAGCAGCCAGTACGCGCCAGCGACAGCCCAGAGTGGCGATGCGTCGCCGGGCGAAGCCTTCGCGTCGACGACGTACGCGCCGCCGAGGTTCTTCATGACGGCGGTGTTCGCTGCGATGTCGAGCAGGGGCTGGTTGCGGTGCTTGATCTTGCCGAGGTTGACGCCGTCGAGCAGCAGACCGGCCGCGCGGCCGAGGTCCGGGCCGCCCCACTCGGTGACGGTGAGCTCCGCCTCTTCGAACTCGGTGAGCATCGACGACACAGGGGCGCCGCGGACCTGGAAGGTGATCCCGGCCGGGGTGAACGTGCGCTCCGGCGACGTGAGCCACGGAACGATCCAGTCGGTGCCAGGCTGCGAGGCCATGATGCCGACGTGCACGAGCCCGTCGGCGCGCTTCGAGGCGAACGCGATGTGCGCGAGCTGCCGGTTCTGCGACACCTCGATGCAGATGTAGACGTCGGCGTCGTCGGCGCGCTTCGAGAGCCGGTCGAAGCCGTCGGCCCACTTGCCGGGCTGGAACGGTCCACCGACGGACGAGTCGACGAAGACGTTGCCGACCTCGGACGCGAACACAGGCGCCGGGTCAGAGATCCAGTAGGCGTAGAGGTTCTCCTGCGGGAGGTTGTAGTTCAGCGACGGGTTCGAGTACGCCCACGCCTCAGGGCTGTCGAGCGGCATCCCCGGCGGCGGCGACCACCAGAACAGACCGATCGTCGTGTCGGCGTCGCCAGCCTCGATCGCGTCCATCGCCTGCTTGTGCAGGAACCGCTGGACGATCGCTTCCATGTCGCCGGCGTTCGAAGCGGCGATGAGCTGCGACCGGCGGCGGGCGGCCGTGGTCTTCGACAGCGCCGACCACGCCTTGAACGTCTTGTGCTTGAGGATCTCGTCGACGAAGACGAGGTCGAACGTGAGACCGCGGCCGCCGTTATCTGCGGAGTCGACCCAGTACCGCTGACCGCCGGTGAGCTCGAACCACAGCTCGCCGTTCGTGTTCGAGAACTCGCCGCGCTCCTGCTTGAGATCCGGGATCGCGTCGATGATGTTCTGCGCGTGTTCCCACGTCTTCTTCGCGGTCGCGAGCTTCT